AATATACCTCACCCATTTCAAAGTTTTACAAGAGCAGTTCAGAGTACATCATTGTCACCGAGAACTCCATCTATTTGGTGTCATCAGATATTCCTAATCGCAACATCACATAGCTCATACACGTTACATGACATTTCAGATGTTATATTTACAGGTATTATTGTTATCTACATCATAACCATAATACAAAAACAACATAGATATGATAAATTATATACCATTGAATATTTAAGTTCGCACAAAATATAATAAACAGATATAAATATTTTTTTATTATATACAATATCATAATGAATGAAGAAAAAATAAAAGAAATATTGGAAGAAAATGCTAAACTAAAAGAGGAACTGGAAGCAACCAAAGAGCATCTCAAAAAATATACAGCACCTTCATATAAGAAAGAATATTATGAAAAGAATAAAGATGTTATTAAGGAACGAAATAAAAAATATACCCCTACACCAGAAAAAAAAAAAGAATACAATAGGCGTGAATATTTGAAAAGAAAAGAAAAATTAAAAAAAGAGGTTGACGAAAATATTTAGGAATATATCAAGAAATTACTTAAAAATAAAATGTTTAGTAAATATATAGGGATGGAAAAGGCGAAAGAGAAACCACCAGAGTTTTTCAAATCCACCAAGACCTCTCTGAAAAGCATACTAAAACACCCTGAAATAAATACAAAGAAAATTAATGATGTAGTCATCAAGGCACACAAAATCGTTATTCACACTTTGCAATTTCTAAAAATGTATATTCTTCATTATTACCAAACATACTCTCATACCATACCTACTATTGATAAAGTTTTGATTTTGAATATTATGAAAGTTGTTTGTGGAGAAAAACATACTAATCAAGGAAGATTACCCAAGAAAGAAACATTAGACCTCATAGAGAACCTTACCTCATTCTATACAGAGCATTACAAACCATATACGCAACCAGAACAATTAGATTATGAATATATGAGTAATGTGCTTTCTTATTTATGTGAAGACATTATGACGATGTATGAAAATAATATCCAACTACATTATGTAGATTATGTAGAACGCTTTGTAAATGTTGTCTGGAAAAAGAAGATGCTGGTTGAGAAAATAAGAAAAATATTTCCTACCAAAAAAGAAAAGGAAACGCGGATTAGATATTTGGAAAAGGAACTGCGAAAAATAAAGAATGATTTATTGAATGTAGAGAGTGATGTTGATTATACAACACATCCACATTATCATAAATGGATTACCCAACAAAAGAAACATATTCTACCTGATAAAGAGAAGTTCCAAAAACAAAGCATCTATTATGATTTGAAATGTAAACCGATGGATTATTTACCCTGTATGATTGCTATGATGAAACGAGTTGAAAATGACGAGGAAACAATCAGTAATGTTTTTCCTTTGCGAAGTAGTATATCACCTGGTTATATTAGGTTGGATACAATAACATTAGTATATTTGCTTTTACGAAAAGAACAAGGAAAGAAAAGTGATTATAACAATCAAGGCAACACAAAAAAACACGAAGATAAAATATGGAAGTTCTTTTTTCGCACAGAAAAGAAGGTATTTCATAAGACAGATTTTTCATTCCATCATATGATTTCTACGGATGGAGTGGGAGTTTCTATATTATTTATTCGTGATGATTTGGTGGGAAAGAGATTACCAAATGCGAAGAAAGGTATATCAAAAGAATTGTATATTGATGAACTGAATGATTACTCTGCTTTACATAATAAGAAAATTATTGGGATTGACCCTGGTAAGGAAGATTTGATATATTGCGTTGATGACGCATCAAAAGATGCAAATGTATTTCGGTATTCACAAAACCAGCGAAGAAAGGAAACCAAGATGAAAAAATACAACAATATCATATTGGGTATGAAAACCAATAAAATACAAGGAAAGAGTGTAATTGAATATGAAACTGAATTGTCTTTGTATAATCGTAAAACACTTTGTATAGATAAGTTCAAGGCATACATAGCTGAAAAGAATAGAATAAACCATATATTATTTGATTTTTATTCAAAATATTTGTTTCGTAAGTTAAAGTTTGGAAGACATATCAATATCAAACGCAATGAACAAAAGATGATGAGTAATTTTAGGAAGACATATGGTAATCCAGATGAGGTTGTTATTTGTATAGGTGATTGGGAACAGCGACAGCAAATGAAATACAAAGAACCAACATTAGGAATAGGAATGAGAAGTTTGCTTCGTAAAAACAACTACAAGGTGTATTTAGTGGATGAGTTTAGAAGTTCCTGTAAATGCTCCAAATGTGATGGAGGAGTATGTGAGAAGTTTATGGTAAGGAAAAATCCAAGACCAAATAAAGATGATATGCGGTTGGTTCACGGACTACTACGCTGTAAGAGCGGTTGTGGGTCGTGGAACAGGGACCGCAATGGTTCATCAAATATTTACAAGATAGCATATCAAGCAATATATGGTTTAAAAAGACCGAGTTATCTATGTAGAGAAATCAAAAGTAATCAAGCAGTTTTAACGAATTGCTATAAACAAACTATACATAAGGTATGAAAAGACCTAAACTTTGAATAATTTAATTCGTATTTTTGTGCGAACTTAAATGTCCGAAGGTGTATATCTATCTATCTGTGTATGTCTCAACTACCCCAACTGTTCTGCAAGCTGACATGTTTCAATGCGGTCAAGCAACATAAACTTAATGTGTGCAAATGTTTTCCATTTTGCTCATTGTTAAATAGAACGGCAACAAATAAATCACCCGCATATATGGTGGGGATTTCGGCAACCGACAAGAAGAATGACTGTGATTGTTCAGTGACGTGCAAACACACATCTTCGTCTATGAAAGATATGAACGACTTTTGCAATGGATCGTCCAAAACAACTTAAATCAAAACGCACTAATATACATATATACGTATCATCATGTCAGATACAACCACAACCGCCTCTGAACCACTATCCTCACCCGAATCAGTACAATTAAACATTGATACGTCCGAACCTGTAAACAGTATTGTAGACGAAGCACCCCAGTGTGCCCCAGTGTCAAACTGGAAACCAATGAACGGTTCCGACAATGATGCAAATAAATGTAAGGGTATGATGGATATGATTGGGATAAGTCTTCCTCAACACAGTCCAAATATCAATGTTGTGGAACGCAAACCCATGTCATCAGCATGGGTAAAGGTAACAGCTGAGAATGGTGGTATCGGTGCAGCCATGATGCATGCCATGTCAGGCGGAACAACAAGTCTAATACATGCAAATGATATAGCACCAAACACAATATCTATCACAAAATCTATGACTAACATTTCTATTGATGAACTTGACAACTCAATACATAATAACGATAAGGACTCTACTTCTGTACAGACCGAAACCGAATAGTAGCATGACGTTTCATTCATTATGTCTAAAATATAGTGGTTCTATAAATCACTATATTTTGAAAAAGACTCCTCTAGTCAGTTCAACTACCTTACAATAACTCTCCCAGCTTCTGCATCGTGTCCTCATTCAGAGATTGAGGAAAATCTATATGAAACCGAATGATCAGATTACCTCGTGATTCGCCACGCTGTAACCCCATTTTAGGAATCATCTTATTATATCCAGGTGTGATTATGTTACCAGACTGATTCGTTATGGTATATGTTTTACCATTCAGATACTTTAGTTCAAAAGAGAATCCACATAGAGCCTCCTTTAGGGATATCGTTTTGTCCAACAACAAGTCGAGCCCATTTCGCACATACTCGCTATCGTTTCGTACCTCAACAATGAGTTTCAAATCTCCAATGCAATTATCATGCATGATGTTGCCAACATCCTTCACAAGAATTGTCTCGTTACTATCGATGCCTTGGATGATATCCACATATACCTTAGTAGTCTCGGTTCGCTTAACACCTCCCTCTAGAACCCACCTATCGAATTCGACTGGTATTTTTCCACCGATGAGAACAGTATCGATGTCAATCTGGATTTTTTTTGTAATGGCAGTGGGCTTGTTCTGCTGTTGTTGCTGCTGACCCATGCTCACATTCATGGGAATACCGTTCTGAAACACGGTGAACTTCACATTGGGTCCACTAGGAAATCCGCCAGGAATTCCACCAGGAAAACCCATACCACTCATACCAAAAAGATTCGCAAACAGCTCCTCAGCATTCGCAAACGGTGGCAACGAACCCCCGTCAAAACCCAACGAATGGGTCATATCGTACTGTCGTTTCTTCGCAGGGTCACTCAGCGTCTCGTACGCCTCTCCTATAGACTGGAACCGATCCTTACTTTCGTCACTGTTGTTATTTCGGTCAGGATGATGTTTGAGAGACATACGGTGGTACGCCTTCTTAATATCATCCGCTGACGCATTGCGATCGACGGTAAGGCGTTCGTATAGATCATCTGTTGCTGACATTGGATATCCACGATGTATATTGTAGTACGTACAATATACTTATATTGTTGAATAAATATTTGTCATATAGCACATAATAAACCCAATACAAAAAAACCTTCAATAATATAGACATATACTTCGCATAAGTATATTAATACCCATAATAGACCATGTTACTCGTCAATAAATATACACCCACGCGTCTAGGTGAATTCCACATTCCAAGACAACTGATTGACACGATTGAATCGCTCATCGAGGTCGGATACATGAACATGCTCCTCGTAGGAAACATGGGCACGGGAAAATCAAGCGTTCTGCATGCCATCATTCGACAGTACTACGGAGACGACTACGGAACACGAGACTTTAAACAAAACGTACTGTACATCAACAACTTACACGAACAAGGCATCAATTACTATCGTACAGACGTAAAGATATTTTGCCAAACCAGCAGCGTCGTCAAGGCGAAAAAGAAAATCGTAGTCATTGACGACATTGATCTTATACCAGAACAAAGCCAACAGGCGTTCCGAAACTGTATAGACAAATACGGACATACCGTGTGCTTCCTAACAACATGCAGCAACAACCAAAAAGTTATTGAAAGCATTCAGTCACGGATGGCCATCATAAAAATGCCACAGATCACACATGTCACGATGCGAACCATATTTGATAACATCGTAAAGGTAGAAAATATGACATTTGACAAAGACGCTGAGCGATTTATCCTATCCATATGCAATACAACGGTCAAAACACTCATCAACTATATTGAGAAGTGCAAACTGATGAACTGTCATGTCACATACGACACGGCCCTGGATATATGTAGCGATATTGATATTAAAACATTTGAACGGTTTACTCGCTGTGTGAAAAACCGCGATTTACATACAGCGATTCACATATTGTACTCTATTTATGACGATGGATATTCCGTCATGGATATCCTGAACAACTACTTCACATTCGTGAAGATCACGCCGCTACTGACCGAACTGGAGAAATACAAAATCGTACCGTATATATGTAAATACATAACCGTATTCCATGATATTCATGAAAGCGATATAGAACTCCCACTATTCGCGAACAACCTCATTGCAACCATGTCTTGTAGATGAGAACGAGACATTGTACTAAGATAGATTGACTATGATAGGTCGGAGTATATATGGGAAAAAACTCTTACAATAGTGTAGTCTGATATATACATATCCACCAACATGCCCACCTTTGTATTTAAGAAGAAACTATCCACTCACACATTTCAGAAGTTTCTTGAACCCATATGCATCAAGGCACCCACACACTACATTGTTAACTATGAAACACTCAAACGGGCGAGATTTAATACCCACTACGACGATTTTATCGAGTTACTCCGCCCATACTATTATCCATCCAACCAACACTATATTGATGCACCCATAGAATACAAACGGTTTCTGACCATTCTACGACAGATATGTAATTTCAATAACATCGCATACACCGTCACCTTAGCATACGACCGTTCAAAGGCGTCGGTAGAGTACCATATATATTATGCATCGTTCACTGAACCCATAGATACAGACGACTCAACCCTATTACCCAAATAATTAGGCTTCACACCCCACACAGGCGCATTGGAAGGGACCTGCCAATAAGCAATCCACTCAGGATTCTCATCGTCTACTTGTCCCACGGCAACAGGCACAGCACTGACACCACTACCAGCAGAATTATCGGGAGCGTTGGCGACCATCAGATACTTGGCGATGATCGTATTGGACTCAAGCACCTGCTTACCCGACAAACGCGAAAACCACGCATACTTAGTACGGGACAATACCTCCGCAGCAGGAATGTAAATACCATAAGCATGTATCGTCAAATCTAAATAATTGTTTGACATGATCTCCTCCAACATGATCATGCCACCCTTCTTGTCGCGCACACCGATCAACTCTGCACTCACCTTGACAATATTCTTATTGGATTCACACCACTGTCCAGCGTCTCCCATGAAATCGGACTGCGCAGTCTTGTCTGTCTCGGTCAATCGCTCCAAATAGGTGACAAACGCACCCATATCAGGGTTGTTGGGCGGAGCACCCATGAACTGAGGATCGGCTATGTACTCACGCGTCGAAAAGGTAACACTGCGGTTGCGATTCTCAGCGACGAACATACTCTTGTTTGTACCTACACCATTCGTGTAAAACTCATTGAGATTTTTCATGCACAAGAAGGAAGGAGGCACGGTCATACCACCGTATATGTGGATCAGACTCGCTACACCGAGACGACGTACGTGGTCGGCCACAGGATTTGCGAGACGAGCGCCCTTGTACTTCCACTGAGGCATGAGACGCTCAAAACTCTTGTCGTCTACAAGACATATATGGAAAGAGTCCTTACACTGGCTTATGATGCTCTTCACCGTTAAGTAAATGTACGGCTGGTTCAAATCGTACGAACTGCGAGAACCGAAACTATCCCAGTTACGCGCGTTGTACTCGTAGTGGATAGGGATCCATAGAATGGGCTTACTATTCATCATGTCGGCCAACGCATCGGGCTCAGTCAAAAGGAACTCGCGTATGGCGTCGTCATTTCTCTCCTTTGTCTCCGCATTGTTCTTGTCCTCGTACTTCTTATAAAAGATACCCATGGTCATCAGAATGATGAACAGAGATCCCAGCTTTATGTAGTCGTTTAGTTTGGATACCATATCTACCGATGAATACGACGAACTATACTGTACTGTACCATATCACAATATTTTACTTATCCTTCAACATCCGCAAGTTCTTCCAGAACTGCTGCGACTTCTTCTCAGACTCCTCAGACTCCTTCGTCAATCGGAACGCTCGACGAGTCGCATTCTCGTCCTCGCGCCTAGAGTCATTGCTCAAAATATGATTTGACTCTTCCTGGCTCATTGGACCCGCGGTATCCTGGTTGCCACGGTACCGTCGCATCTCATCCACACTATGAAACGTCTTGTGGTTCGCGAAATCCAGATCGCTCACAGGAATCATCGTCTCCGTATGCGCCTTGCGCAAATCCTGGTACGCAACTCCCCTTCCACCCGAACAACCACTGGAGGAATCAAATGCACTGGAACCACCACCACATAGATCGCTGCCTAAACCACCGCCCAAACCACCATAGAATGATTCCACTTCCTGGTGCATCACCACATCCTGACACATCTTACGCTTCTTCTCTGCAAAATCTGTCATCATCTGTCCCATACTCGGTTTATTGTCACCACTATCGTTAGGGTCTGCGTCAGTGTTGTTAGCCAACCAATCTCCATATCCTGCACCATCCTCGCCTTCGCCGTCGCTGACCGTGTGCGCCTTTGCGAACTCCGCATTGAACCACTCATTGAATGCAGACACAGAACGCAAATCCTCGTTGTCGCGAAACATCTTATCGAGGAGCTGGCCATGCCCACTCGTGTCGCGATCCATCGCCGTGTTAGACACGTACACCATCGGCTCAACCTGATTCGATGACTGGACCTGGCGTTGGTGATCGGGGCGCACGTTTCTAAACCTCCACACCTGGAACAGAACCTTGTACGCCTTACTGTAAAATAGGAAAAACTTGCTGTCCAGACCTGACTTGTCGGGATGCATCTTCAATACGATACGCTTAGCGCGCGCGAGGTCAGTCTCTCCATACGCCTCACCCGTCTGAATCTGAAACAGATCGAGCAGGTCGGATAAATCATAGTTGTCAATGTCGAGGTCGAGCTCTGTACCTTTCCCTTTCCCATTATCATTATAGCTCATACGTAGAACGATATATGACTGTTAAGGTGGGCGTACATTTTTTTCCATCGATATTGACTTATTGTTTTGTGGTGTTTCACTATTTACGACTTCTCTTATGTGCCGTCCTTCTTCTCCTTCTCATTCTTCTGGTGGTTGTTCTTCTACCATGCTTCTTCGATGGTCTCCTTGATGATGACCTGCGACCCCGTTTACCATTCCGTCTTGCCGTTCTTTTTGTTTTTGCGGAACGACGACGACCTCCACGACTAAGGAGAGGGGCATTGAGGGTATTGTGAGGCTGCTCAGTAGAGAGGACCGAATCAATACTGCTACGATCGCCCTCGACGTATCCAAGAGAGTTAGCAGTGTAGAACGAATCAAAACTAGCATCGGGAGGACGCTCGTACATTGCATTGCGACCAGTCATCTCACTCATCTCACTATCTCTAGCTCCAGACATCTCACTCATCTCACTATCTCTAGCTCCAGACGAGCTATTGATAATCTTAATCGCTTCACGGATCATATCGGTGTCTCTGCACCGCTTCTTTTGATTCTTACCACACGTCAAACAACGAATGGCTGCGGAACGCATGCTACGCGTCGCATCGCCGTAAAATTCGTAGTATTTATCCCAACCAAGAGACCGAGAATCAACACCATTGGCACCTTCAGTGTGAGTTGGGCATGTACCAGGTATACTAGTGTTACATGAACTGGTGTTCTCATTAGCAGAGATCCACTGTGACCTATCGCAGCTACTACCTGATTCATTTCCTGTAGAAGAAGAAGGCGACTTTACATACACCAACTCGTGCGCACAAGGAAGTACCGTTAGCGTCTCCACATTTCTCATCTGGTTAGGGAACGCCAACAATATATTACTCATCGTCTGACGAGTTCGTTTCAAATCAGACACGAACAGATGAGTCGGTAAATCGCTGCGAGTATCCTGTATGTACTTATACAACGACTTACCTGCGTTCTTCGCCTGCGCCTCGCCCATTTCCGTGAGCATCGTGTCCTTACTGCTCGTCATCTTGGCGAACCTACCCTTTAATACGTTATGTGTCGCCTGGCCGTGGCGGATCAAATAGAACACATACATATCGTCTCCATCAATCAAATCGCTGTACTTGGAGGTGGCTATAGCATCGTCCTCCATCAACAGCTCATTGTATTTCTTCTTGATGATGCCTCCTGATCTAGATCTACTAGACTTGAAATACGTATAGCCCGCCTTGTCCTCACCTTCGCCGATCTCTCCGTCAACCACCAGAGAGATGGCTACACCATGCCTATTAACAGTTAGCTTCAGGACAGCACCGTTCTTAAAACTCGCAACCTCGCCTGACTTGGCAGCACCACCGCCGTTAAGGGGAAGGGGAAAGAACTCATCTTCAGGGTCGTCTTTAAAATTTACCGCCCTCTGAACTGGTTGGCCTGCTGCTACTTCAAGGTAAGGGATGATACCTAAATCGTAGTCACCCATTGCACACCTCATCCGTGACTGATGACTCACAATAAGTGCGGTATGGGTCACCATCGTTTCAAGATAGTATACAATACGTACATATATTATCTTTTTTTTTTGAAAGATTTACTTATTGAACTTCGCAAGCATCGCCGACGCGAACGCACCGAATATCTTGACGTCTCCTCCCATGTGACTATCGTCGGGGATGAACGAATCGTTGCCTTTGCTGTACACGAGCACCGCTGGGATACCGTTTACCATCTTCTTTGCTTTGAGAAATGCATACATGTCGGAACTCCCATCCACGTCAATGTCGCAGCATAACACATTATCAGGACATCTTAAAAAAAAATCGTGGACGTCGGATTCAATCCGCTTGCAAGGCGGACACCAAGTCGCACCCAATTTCACGACGATGTGGCCTGGATTGACCTTAAGCATGTCCAGGAATACTTCGCGCGACGCGATAGATGTGACGATTTCTCTTGTTGTCATTGGATCGTATATGCTTTGTTGAAATAACTCTATATCGGTACGTACGTACTGATCGCAAGACCGACAAGATCAATATCAGGGCACTTTACAGAATCCCACAAATCAGAGAGTTCCCACTTTATCAAAAATTTGTAAAGTCGAAACCAACTCAGCTTTTTGAAAAAACGACATTTATTTTTGTCACTTTTTCAAAATCCATATTGGTTTCGAGTTTTCGATGTAAATTTAGAGTTATGGTAACAAACAGTGTTTTCATCTTTTAGTTTGTTACCATAAGAATATTTTACCGAGCTCTGAACAAGTTTTTATAGTGATGTAATACAGAGACATATGCCGCTTTTAGCACATACAAAGCGGAAATCCGACACACAGATTATATCAGGTCTATACAGTTGTGATATCTGCAGCTTTAATGCTACCAAACGTGGAGATTATAACAGACATCTTGACACGATAAAGCACAAGACAGCTCACAATACATCACAAAGCGGAGTTTTACATCACTGCATAACCGACAAAAACAAACATACGAACGAAGCGATTTATATACAAAATGCAGTCATATCTACAACGACTATTGATGACCTCACTACGAGTTCGAATACGTCAGAACTACGTTCATGTACTCCATGCGGATTCACTTGCAAACGGCAGTGCGATTACGACCGTCATGTGGCAACAACCAAACATATGAACCGTACTCAATCATCTCATACACAGAGTACTGACGATGATAACATGAGTCTCACATCGGTTATGCAGTGCGTCCAGACGATGTTGATGACACAAGCTGAAGCACATGCGATCCAGTTATCATCGATCATCGGATCACATGCCGAAGCTCAAGCCGAGCAGACCAAGCTCCTCATCGAGGCTATCAGTCTACAAGGTCCACATACAGTCACAAACAATAATAACAACAACACAACGAACAACAACAACCAGTTCAACTTGAACGTGTTCCTCAACGAGGATTGCAAGAATGCGTACACGTTTAAGGAGGTGATTGAGTCAATCGTTTGCACGGTAGAGGATCTGGATCGTCTTATCGTGGAGGGGTACGCAGCCACGGTCATTCGTAAGATACTTGAATCTATGCAGGACATGACCATTACGGAGAGACCTATTCACTGTACGGATCTGAGACGTAATACAGTGTGCGTGAAGAGTGCGACGGGGTGGGAGAAAGGCGAAGCCGCCCTCAAAAGGCTGAATAACTCTCTCTACTTCATCGGCAAGAAGCTCAGTAATGTCGTTCCTGAATGGCGAGAGACGTACCCAGACCATTTCCGAGGTACCGATTCGCGGCGCAACCAGTACCATACGTTGATCGTGGAGGTACTGAAGGTAGATGACGTCAAACTGGAGGATCGCAACGTCGGAATCATTTGTAGGAGCCTCGTGCTGGATCGCAAGACCGCCAAGGCTGGTATCATGTAACTTTACAGAATCCCACAAATCAGAGAGTTCCCACTTTATCAAAAATTTGTAAAGTCGAAACCAACTCAGCTTTTTGAAAAAACGACATTTATTTTTGTCACTTTTTCAAAATCCATATTGGTTTCGAGTTTTCGATGTAAATTTAGAGTTATGGTAACAAACAGTGTTTTCATCTTTTAGTTTGTTACCATAAGAATAATTTCGATGCAGACTTTGGCCATTTCAACCAAAATATAATAATGGGGCAATATAGAACGATGCTGAAAAAACATACCCCAGACAAGGGAGAGATTTTTCGCTGTAACACATGTGACGTTACTTGTAAAGATAAATATAAATATAACCGCCATTTACTGACTGCACGACATCTGCACCGAGGGCATTTAGAACGATCTCACCCCTCTAAAAACGATTTAGTTATCATACCCGATACATCTGACCATACATGCAGCAATGATTGTGGTAGTGATACATGTGAAATGACTACATCACTAACACCTGGGGGCAGTTTAGAACAAGGGGTAAAAAATATGTCCAAGCAAATATACTTTTGTGTAGATTGTGACTATACATGCAGCAAGAAACGTGATTATAATAGACACATAACGACTGCTAAACATAATTATCGGACAGAGTTGAAATTGAAAGGGGAAAAGGGGGAAACACAATGCTATAAAACGTACGGCTGCGAAAACTGTGATAAAGTATACCATTGCCGAAACTCACTATGGTATCATGCAAAATTATGCACGAACGTATCTACTGCACCACCTACGAATAATATTATCATATATGACAATACCAATACAACTGACACGAACACCGATCATACTATGGTATATCTACAGACGATGTTGGCCAGCCAAGCCGAAGCGCATGCGGCGCAGATTGCGGTGCTTATCGGAGCGCAGACGCAACAGACGCAGACACAAGCACAAACAGTGGCACAAACAGTAGCACAAACAGTGGCACAGATATCAGCACAGACGCAAGCGCACACCGATGCTCAAGCCGAACAGATCAAGCTCCTCATCGAGGCTATCAGTCTACAAGGTCCGCATACAGTCACAAACAATAATAACAACACGACGAACAACAACCAGTTCAATCTGAACGTGTTCCTCAACGAGGACTGCAAGGATGCGTTCACGTTTAAGGATGTGATTGAGTCGATCGTTTGTACGGTAGATGATCTGGATCGTCTGATCGTGGAGGGGTACGCCGCCACTGTCATTCGTAAGATACTTGAATCTATGCAGGACATGGCCATTACAGAGAGACCTATTCACTGTACGGATCTGAGACGTAATACAGTGTGCGTGAAGAATGCTACAGGTTGGGAGAAAGGCGAAGCCGCACTCAAACGGCTGAACAACTCTCTCTACTTCATTGGCAAGAAGCTCAGTAATGTCGTACCTGAATGGAGAGAGACGTACCCAGACCATTTCCGAGGTACCGATTCGCGGCGCAACCAGTACCATACGTTGATCGTGGAGGTGTTGAAGGTAGATGACGTCAAGCTGGAAGATCGCAACGTCGGAATCATTTGTAGGAGCCTCGTGCTGGATCGCAAGACCGCCAAGGCTGGTATCATGTAACTTTACATAATCCCACAAATCAGAGAGTTCCCACTTTATCAAAAATTTGTAAAGTCGAAACCAACTCAGCTTTTTGAAAAAACGACATTTATTTTTGTCACTTTTTCAAAATCCATATTGGTTTCGAGTTTTCGATGTAAATTTAGAGTTATGGTAACAAACAGTGTTTTCATCTTTTGGTTTGTTACCATAAGAATAATTTCGGATCGTTTTGAGAATTTTTTATCTCTCTGTAATTTAGAACCATTTTTATAACAGCCATGTCAGAAAACGGAGAAAAAGTATGTAATGACTTTGTATGTGAGAGTTGTGACTATGTATGTAGTAACAAACAGAACTACAATAAACATCTCGCCACTGCAAAACATAGGATTAGAACAGAATTAGAACCGATTCCTGAAAATAATATAACGACTAAAAATACATGTGTTACATGCAATATCGTGTTCAAATGTCAAAGTGATTTAAATCGTCACATGATAACAAAGAAGCATATTAATACGGCCCGAATCGTACAATCGGGTAATACTGTAATAGATATTCAATCAGACCATAAACATACATGCAAATGTGGAAAATCGTACACACATCGTAGTCCGTTATGGTATCATATGAAACGATGCCCTGTTAATAATGAGAGTTCTGAAAAGGTCAATCGCGTTCTCCCTGTTTCATGTACCACCTTTACAACGGAGCCTGCCAACAACGATATGGCAATCATGTTGTGTAATTTTATGCAAGCATTGTCCGATCGTGATGATAAACGCGACGAGGCGCACGCGGCGCAAACGGAGGCACACGCGGCGGCGGCGGCCGAACAGACGCGTCTCCTCATCGAAGCTATCAGTACGCAGGGACCACAATGTATCACGAACAACAATAACACTACGAACAACCAGTTCAACTTGAACGTGTTCCTCAACGAGGATTGCAAGAATGCGTTCACATTTAAGGAGGTGATTGAGTCAATCGTTTGTACGGTAGAGGATCTGGATCGTCTTATCGTGGATGGGTACGCAGCCACTGTCATTCGTAAGATACTTGAATCTATGCAGGATATGGCCATCACGGAGAGACCCATTCACTGTACGGATCTGAGACGTAATACGGTTTGCGTGAAGAATGCGACAGGATGGGAGAAAGGTGAAGCCGCTCTCAAAAGGCTGAACAACTCTCTCTACTTCATCGGTAAGAAGCTCAGTAATGTCGTTCCTGAATGGCGAGAGACGTACCCAGACCATTTCAGAGGTACCGATTCGCGGCGCAACCAGTACCACACATTGATCGTGGAGGTACTGAAGGTAGATGACGTCAAGCTAGAAGATCGCAATGTCGGGATCATTTGTAGGAGCCTCGTGCTGGACCGCAAGACCGCCAAGGTCGGTATCATGTAACTTTACATAATCCCACAAATCAGAGAGTTCCCACTTTATCAAAAAATTGTAAAGTCGAAACCAACTCAGCTTTTTGAAAAAACGACATTTATTTTTGTCACTTTTTCAAAATCCATATTGGTTTCGAGTTTTCG